GAGGTTTTATAATTACTTCATCAATCATATCGTTTTATCTCTATCCCATTTAGCATGTTCAATTCGATGACAATTTGCACAAAGAAGAATGCATTTGTCAATCTCAGGCTTTATTTTTTCCCAAGATCGTTTAAATATGTCAGTTCCAGAGCCTAAAGAAATATCTTTTTGTGAAGGATCTGGATGGTGAAAGTCATAAGTACGTGCATATTCAAAAGTCTGTTTACAATGTTCACACATACCTCCTTTATATTCAATAGCTTTTGTTTTCTTTTCGTACCGACGTTCACGTCTACGATTGTTAAGTATAGGTTTATACTTGTGTCCGTTTTCTTTCCACCATTTTCTTCTGGTAGCTTTTCTTTTATCTTTATCCGCGTAAACCATATTAATGTGTCTCCGACCAGTTTAATCCAATCTTGGCTTCACTATCTAAAGGACATCGTACATTAAGACTTTCTTCGGTGTCCTTCATTGCTTGTTGTGACAGTGTACAAAACTCTTGTGTGTCTGTTTTATGTACTTCAAATTGAACTTCATCGTGTATATTAGCAACGGGTTTAACATCTAATCCTTTTTCATTTATATAGTCAGTCATGTGACATAGCCATTCTTTGCATATGATAGCACCTGCCCCTTGAAGAAGCGTGTTAACCGCTGAGTGTGTGCTTTTACTATGGAAATATCTACCATCCAAACCTTTCATCATTCCTGTTTCTTCAGCTTCTGTCATGGTACTTTCTCTAAAATGAGATAGTTTAGGCATAGCTTTCAGAAACTTTGTAATTAAATTCTGTCCTGCACCTGCACTCTTATTAATTATAGAACCTATTTTGGAAGGTCCGGCCCCATAAAGAAAAGCATAAATGAAAGTTTTTGCCTGATCACGTGTTCTTAGTCCAGCCATTCTTTGATTAGCAGTGTGTACATCACCTTCCAGTATTTCTTTTGTGTACTTTGGATCATCAATGTAGTGAGCCAGACAGCGTAACTCTAACCCAGACGCATCAACTCCTACCAAACGGTAGTTGTCAACGTCTTCCACTGTCCAGCATTCACGACATTCCTTTCCGTATGGTGAATAAGAAGCTGGTATTTGAGCCATGTTGGGAGAGTTATGGCTCATACGATTGGTTACCGCACCTATAGTAATGACATTACCATGTACCCGACCTGTGTGTGGGTTGATGGCCTTTACCCATGAAGAGATTTGAGAAGTGCGTTTGTTAAGTAACATATATTTCTGTATGTGTTTTACTTCCGGTATGGTACAGCCTTTAAGAGTCGCTTCGTTGATAACAGGAAGCCCTGTCTTTTCTGTAAATTGTGTAGGCTTCCATCCACGTTTAACAAGACGTTCTCCGATTTGTTTACGGCTTTGAGGATTAAAGGGAATGATATTTGTTTTAGTTTTAAGTTCTTTTATTGTTGGTTCAAACACTTCAACAAGATGATCTTCAAGCTCTCCGCTTTCATCAGACAGAGCAGCAACAAGAAGCTGTACCTTTTCTCTGTCTATAAAGAACCCGTTTGTTTTCTGAATGTCAAGTAGTCTTCGTACAGTATGTTCCAGCTTAACTGAATGACGTGACCAATCCTTCATAACGGAACGGAGATGGTGGTAAACCTTTTCTGTAACAGCTACATCACGCTCACAGTATAGCTGCATACGTGGGGTATATGCCTTGAAAGATGAAGGAGCAGACATCTTTGGAAATTCAAGAATATCTCCCCAGTTTTTCAGACCGTTACCACCATCCCGTATAGGGTTGTGAAGTTGGCTTATTATAAGAGTGTCGATAACCTTAGTGTAAGGAAAGGAGATCCCCCACAAACGTTCCAATACTGGAAGATCAAATGAAATACCGTTATGCATTATAAGTTGTTCAGTAGAGTCAAGATACGATTGCAGCTTGTTCTTTTCCCACTCTCTAAAAGAACGTACCTTTCCTGTATCAATATTCTTACAAACAACTACATGAATACATGTAGCATCAAGGTCATCTGTTTCTATGTCAAGAATCAGTTTCATCAGTTTCTTCTATTTCTGATCTATCTGTTTCAGTTTGCCGTCCTGTTACCCTATCGTATCTAAGATAAGAAGCAGGGCCAGTATCACCACTGAATCTATTCTTCAAGACACGAACCAAAGTAGTATTACGTATCACTTCATCTTCATTCTGTGAGTCGCGTTCCAATCCCAATACCATATCTGATAGTTGAGCAATTCCCTGACTTCCCCTAAGATGGCTCAGTGATACATTATGTCCTTCCTCATGTCCACCATTAGCTACACGTTTAAGATGAGTAACAATACCAAGATGTATATTAAGCTCCTGTACAAGCATACGAAGCTTGGTCATTACTTCATCTATCGCTTTACGTTCATCACCAAAATCTTGGGCTGAAACGATAATAGATATGTGATCAAGAAATATAAACTTACAGTCCAAACCTTTAGCCATAAATCTTATACGGGAAAGAAGCTGATCTATGCCCCACGAACCAAAGTGATCAAAAAGAAACACACGTCTGTCCATACTGATAGCGTCAAAAGCTTCTTTAAATTCTTCTTGGGTATATTCACAAGTAGGAAGATGCATAGGTTTGTTTGCATGGATACCAAGAAGAGCCAGACCTGTACGTTTAACACTTTCTTCAAGAAACAACATACCGATATTATAAGTGCTTGTCATAAGAATGTGATAAGCCAGTTCTCTTACTGTTGTACTTTTACCTGCACCTGTTCCTGCTGCAAATGTACAAAGCTCTCCAATCCTCATGCCGTAAGTCAAACGTTGTGTACCTGACCACGGGTAATCAACTGAAACAATTTCATCACGTTGTGATAAAGTATCCCACATGTCAGCAAGGCAAATGATACCATCAGGAGTATATTGTTTCTTGTTGTTAAACCATTCCGAAACAAAGTCTTTAGTCTTCCGTTGTGTTAAGTAATCACAAGGATCTTTAAGAGCAGTTGTTAGAATGTGGCATTTTCCCGGCGAGAATAAGTCAGCTACTTCTTGTGCAGCTTTACGTCCTACACTATCAGAGTCAAAGCAAATAACTACATTATCAAAACTATCAAGAAACTGAAGGGAACGTTTACAGTCTTTTAAGGCTGATCCAGCACCGTTACGTATAGAAACAACAGGATAGTTACCAAGCATCTGGTGTGCGGCTAGTGCATCCAGTTCGCCTTCACAAACCGTTATGTATTTAGCGGAACTGTTAAAGAGATGTTGTCCAAAGAGTCCTGTTATGGGCCAACTACCGGAAGTGCGGAAGCCTTTAGTTTCTACTTCACGTATCTTGTAAGCCACCAAAGAGTTATGTTTGTCATAGTAAGGGTATTGATGGTGTGTGATGTTACCGTCTTCATCGGTAACTGTTTTAACACCATATTTCTTACAGGTTTCAAGAGTAATCCCCCTGTCTGTTATTGCAGATGTTTTAAGATCTGTTACATATTTGAGAGAGGTTTGTTCAAACTGACCCCGTACTGAACCTGCTATGGATGTAGGCATATTACTATCTTCTCCTTCTTTATCTTTAGGGGTGTATGTATGACAGCTATAACACCAGTAAGATCCGTCTTCATACAGGGTATTAGCGTCTGAAGAGCCACACTCTTCACACGCAACATGCTTCTGCCATTTACCCACGTTTAAAAGCTTTTTCGTATTCTTTAGATGACCATTTAGTACCGTCAATCAAAGTAACTTCATTCTCTTTTAACAAGTTATGTATCCCACGAGGACTTGGAGAATGTTGAGCAAGCTCTAATTCACGTTGTTCCTTTTCCTGTTCTTTAAAGGAAGAAGCAATATTAGTATTGTTGTAAAAACTAACACACAATTCCAACAGCCTTTCAGTAATAATACGACTGTCATTACCACCGTGTACCTGTTGACGATACAGTTCTTCGTTCAAATGCCACACTAAACCTTTAACTTGTTTAGGTGTTAAGCTTATAATGTCTTCCATTAATCTTTCTCTCCTTCTAAAATCGACACAAATTTAGTATCTTCGTAAATACCCAGTTGAAATGATTTGCCGTTATATTTAAACTCGTAAAGACGACAAGGCCCGTAGTCACAGTCGTGACTGTTTTCTGCTTTAGTTACTTTGTAGTAACTATGTTCCAAATCAATCATCTTCTTTCTCTTCTTTAACATCAAAGATTATATCTTGAATATGTCTATCCCATACATCATCTGTGATTGCTTCCTTTGCATCCTCTTCACTATCAGCTTCAATTCCTTTAAACTCATAGCAAATTGTCATCTTTACTGTATAGTCAGGCATCTTCTTTCTCCTTTGTTGGTAAATAAACATACACAATTGAATCACATTCAGGACAACTTAGATTAGTAACCATTGTATATCCATCATCGTCTTCTATGTCGTGATCTCCACCCCAAATGAGTTCAGATTTACAATGCCAACACTTCATAAGCTATTCCTCTATATTATTCCTTACAGTAACTGATTGAATCTAATATATTATTTATATTTTTCATAAAACATTTTTCGTGTCGG